AAAGATTAGATAAATCAGTTGAACAATCTTTAAGATCAATCAATCAATTAGATCAACTGCCTAGCGTAAATTCTTTTATTAGTGGTATAGAAAAAGCATCAAATATTACTAAAGATAGATTAACCCCGGCAATCAATGGTTTAATTATACAAACTGCCGATTTAACAAAAGCACAAGATTTATTTAATGTTGCAGTAGATACCAGCGTAGGTGCAGGCGTTGATTTAACCCAGGTATCAGATGCGTTAGGTAAAGCAAGCCGGGGCAACTTTAAGGCGTTAGGCGCATTAGGTTTAGGCTTTGATGCGGTAACTGCCAAAGAAATTGGCTTAGCAGAAATTACAGATTACTTAACTTTAAAATTTGGTGGTGCGGCTAAGAGAGCCACTGAAACATTTGGCGGTCAATTAGATGCTTTAAAGATTAGCGCAGGTGCGGCACAAACAAGTTTAGGCGAAGGCTTTATTACTGCAACCGAAATTTTAATTGGCGGTGGCAATGCTTCTGATTATTTTGGTTCAAGATTAGAATCATTAGGTTTAAATGGTGGTTATGTTTTAATTGCTTTAGCAGACAAAGTTAAAAATATTACAGACGCGTTTGAAGATTTAAGTAAAAAATTTGAAGGCAGTGCCGCTAGCAATTTATTTAAATTTTTATTTAGTACAAAACAAATACCTGTTATTGGTGGTTGGTTACAAGGATTTGAAGGTTTAGCAAAAGAAGGTAAAAAGATTGCTGAAAGTACAGGCGATACTTTAGAACAATCCGCCGAACAAAAAGCCATTGCCGAAAAGTTAGCCAAATTACAAGCACGATTAGACAAGATGGCGGCTGAAGCCTTAAACAAACAAAAGAAATTAACTAAAGAAAAATTAGCACAACAGGCTTTAGATAAAAAGAAGGCTGAGTTGGAAGCCATGTTTGATCTTGATCGGATCAATCTACAGGCGGCATTAAGCCGTAAGTTATCTGCCGAAGATGAGTTGCGTGTAAAGATATTACAGAAGTTAGCAGATGGTACAAAAAAAGCCGTTGATGAAGCCGAACGCTATGCAGATGTATTAAAGGTTATTGAAGATGGCCAAATAACTACTGGTGAAATTGATATGTTGGCTAAAAAGTGGGGAATAACTACAACAGAAGTATTACTTTACTTACGCGCTTTGTTTGCCGCTAATGATGAATTACGCAAGATGCTTGCACTGTTAGATGAATTGAGTAAAAAGAAAATTCCACTGGGTCAAACATTTCAATATCAACAACAACAATTTGAACGCACCACATCTGCAAGATTTCAAGAAGCGGTATTAACAGGTGAAGCGCCAAATCAATTAGGCCAAGAAGTATTTGAAGATTTGAGAAAAGAAGGCTTAAACGCGGCTATGGCTGGATCAAGCGCAAGATATACAGCGCAAGCCGTTGATTATTTTCAAAAACTATTTGATGTACCGCGCATGGCAGAAGGCGGTATTGTAGATTCACCTACATTAGCATTGATTGGCGAAGCCGGATCGGAAGCGGTCATACCTTTAGACAAAATGGGTAACATGGGTACAAATGTAGTAGTCAATGTAGCCGGATCAGTTATATCAGAAGGTGAATTGCAATCTGTGATTCAAGATGCTTTGTATAACTTAAACCGATCAGGTGCGGTAACTCAATTAACTAACTTAGGAAGATAATGCCAGCGGCAAAATTTAGGGCTGAGATTGACTTCTCCGGCGGTGCTTCATTTGATCCAGCATTAGTACTGGATGATCCTGCAACGCCTTTAGATGTAGCGGTACTAGGTACTGCCGCCGCTGATACAGTTGATATAACAGACTTTGTAACTCAGTGCTATATCCGGCGTGCATTTAATAGATCATCAGATTCATTTACCGGCGGTACTGCACGCATTACCTTTGTTGATGAAACCGGTCAATTTAATCCAGCCAATACCGGTTCTTCTTTGTACGGCAAGATTAAACCTATGCGTAAGATTCGCTTTACGGCAGAGTATTTAGGTGTTACATATAACTTAGGCTCTATGTATGTTCAGGAATGGAATTATCAAAGCCCTACTGGATTTGATCCAGCCTATGTAACTTTGTCATGTGTAGATGGATTCCAATTACTAAACTTAACTACAATTACATCAGTTAGTGGTGGCACTGCCGGACAAACTACCGCCCAAAGAATTTCAAGTTTGTTGGATGCCGGGGAATGGCCGGGTGGTATGCGTGATATATCTACAACTACAACCACAACAGTTCAGGCAGATGGCGGTAGTTCAAGATCATTGTTAGCCGCCTGCCAGGAAGTAGAAGCCACCGATCTAGGTTCTTTTTATATGGATCAACGCGGCTATGCAAAGTTCTTATCCCGCACTGACATTATTACCGCATCAGGTGGTGTGGCAACAGCCTTTAGTGATGTGCCAGGGTCAGGTGATATTACCTATCAGGCAGTGGAATTTGATATATCAGATTATCAAATGATCAATAAGGTAACTGTAACGCCAACTGGGTTAAATGGTCAGACCGCAAGCGATTTGGCAAGCATTGATGATTACTTTCAACATAGCCGGGTAAGAAGCGGCATTATGCAAACAGAAGCGGATGCGCTTAATCAGGCAAGAATGATTATTGCAAGCCGAAAAGAGCAGGGCGTAGATTTACAGTTAAACTCATTAACAGTTGATGCCTTTGGTGAGGATGATTCTAGCCGGGTGGTAGCGGCTTTGAACTTAGATGTATTTGACCCAATAGAAGTAACTCAAACTTTACCGGCAGGCAATGTGGTTACAGATAGCGTAATAACAGGCCTTACTTACCAAATAACCCCTAAATCTTTTCTTGTAAATTTTACTTGCGCTCAGCCTTTTGCATCAGGTTTTTTGCTAGACTCTCTTGTTGATGGAATTTTAGATGAAGATTCATTGGCCTATTAGGAGATTATAGATGGCAACCTTTTCAGTTGGTCAGGTATTAACGGCGGCTCAGATGAACTCTATCGCCAACCTTGCAGTTAGGGCAGTAACGGCCACATCAGATACCTTAGTTGTAACTGATGCAGATAACAAACTTATTACATATTCAAATACTGGTACAACCACAATTACAGTGCCAGCCTTTACAGATGTGGCAATGACAACCGGATCAGTTGTAAATGTAATCAAAATTGGATCAGGTGGCACAATATCTATTATTCAGGGATCAGGTGTAACACTTGCTTCAAGCGGTGCAACATCTACAAATCCAGTTATTACTGGCCAATACAGAGCGGCAAGTATAATTAAAGTTAGTACAGATAGTTGGTATGTTGTAGGTGGCATTGCTTAATGTCTAGCACAATATTGGGAATTATTGCATCACAAACTGTTGCGCCGCCTGCTACGCAATCTGCTATTTTTATTTCTACCTCTAGTTCACCATTCATAAACGCTTATGCTTGGTCAGCAGGTTTTGGTTCTAAATACAGTAATCCTGCATCATTACCTAGCAGCGCTCAAGGTTTAAGTTATGATGTTGTAAATAATGCTATAGCAATGTGTGGTAATTCAGGTGGCGGTTCGCCTTATGTACACGCTTATCCTTTTAGCGGATCAGGTTTTGGTACAAAGTATGCAGATCCAGGAACAGCACTAACTGGTGAAGGTACAAAATCTAGTTTTAGACCAGCCGGTGATGCTGTTGCATTTGCACACGTTACTTCACCCCGCATTACTGCTTATCCCTGGTCTTCATTAGGATTTGGTACAAAGTATGCCAACCCAGGAACATTACCAACTGGTAATGGTTACTCTGTAAGATTTGCACCTAATGGTAATGACATTGTAGTTGGACACGTTGGTTCACCAAATATTTCCGCCTACCCTTGGTCATCAGGATTTGGTACAAAGTATGCCAATCCTTCTACATTACCAGGTGGTAATGGTTATGGTGTTGCCTTTTCAGTAGGAAGTGATCAAGTAGGAATTGCAAAAGGCCCAACAGGAACTTCAATTTACCCTTGGTCGTCAGGCTTTGGTACTAAGTATGCAGACCCCGCATCAATGCCAGCAGGATATAATGTAGGTATTGAGTTCACTTCCGGTGCAGTTGCAATCGCACACGGCGTTTCACCTTATTTATCCGTATTCCCTTGGTCGCCTGGTTTTGGTACTAAATACGCCAATCCTGCTACATTGCCAACTAGTGCTGGAGATATAAGATTTAAACCAACAGGTGATGTATTGGCAATTGTTGATTCTACTTCACCTTATATTAAGGCTTATGCTTGGTCAGGGGGATTTGGTACTAAATATGCAGATCCCGCAACAGCACCTAGTTCTTCCGCTAACAGCGTTGTCTTTAACTAACAAAAAAGAAAAGGAAAAAACAATGATAGAACAAAATAATCAAGAACAATTAACACCCAAAGAAATAAGACAAATAGAAGTAGATTCTTATTTGTTAAATATAAATACTTATACAGCGTTACTTGCTACCCTTGATGGCGATTGGGATGCTGATCTAATTCACCTTAAAGGCATTGAAGCGCAAGAAGCGGCTAGGCAATGCCCTATGGATAGATTAGAAAGACTTGCCGTATTACAACAATTTGATCAAGTAACTAATTTACTTAAAACAGAAATTGTTGAATATAACAAAGCCAAAGCAATTTTAGATATTCTCTAAAGTTTTAAAATAGGATTTAAAAAATCAAGGGCATTATTGTACTTGCCTTTGACATAATCCGAGAGAATAGATGTATCTGTTTGGCTATGTTTTAAGGTAGGTTTTACAGAGTGCATATTTGATATTCCAAATACATTAACTTCATTTGGCATTTCATTCCATTTAAGATTATTAAAGTTATGTTTAAATTTTGGAATATTAAGAAAATCATAAATTTTATTCATGCTTTGATCGGGGCTAGATACTAAATCTTCGTATTTAACAAAATGAAATTTGTGTCGGTGTTCGGGTAATAAAGCCGTAGCAATAGAAAAAATACTATGTTGCAGACTATCATTATCGGCCATTAACACATCACATCTAGCATCATTTATAGGCCGATAGTAACCAGCCGGTATATCTTTTATTTTTCTATCTATAAAATTATTAGGATTTTTTGATGCTAATTCAACAAATGAAGCAAGTATTTCTAAAATAGGCCTAACAGGGCATATAATTTTTACATCATTACTAAGTAAATCTAATAACTTTATATTGTCTATTGTTCCCCAAGTCCGGTTTTTATCAATAACATATTTTTTATCAACATTAAAATAAAAATTATTTAATACTTGCCGCATAAGATTGACATATCCTTCAGGGTTATATCCTGAAGCAAAGGATTCTGATCTTTGGGTTTCATGGTAGATGTTCAACATTATTCGGTTAAAATCAGTTTGTGCGCCTGAGTAAATATCAGGATTTTGATTTAAAATAGCAGAAAGTAAAGTACTGCCTGAGCGTGGCAGACCTGCCATAAAAAAATATGTTTTGCCCATAAAGGGATCTTACATATCTAATAATTTGTGTCAAAACGCCACGCAACGGCTAAGGACTAGGGCGTGGCTTATATGATAAATTGTTAAACTATGGCAAAGATAATTGAACTTACTAGCCCTAATGGATGGCCGGCTAGTGAGGATCGTAAGGCATTAGGTATTGAAACCTTTACAGTGCCAGGCACAAAGATCAGGTTTGCATGTGCCAAAGCCGTTGCGCCAATCCTGGTAAGTTTTGCCAAAGATTTCCATGAGTTAGTTGAGCCAATAGATCAAGGCCAATTAGATGATTGGGGTTACGCCTTTAGGCAAACCCGGGGATCAGATAAAATTTTAAGTAATCACGCATCCGGTACAGCCATAGATTTAAATGCAATTAAACATCCTTTGGGCAAGTCAAATACATTTAATA